AAAAACAACAAGACTCAACACAACACAACCAAACACGACCAAACACAACCAAATTACACGTTATTGGAGCACATTCAGTTTGCAGGCAACGGTTCGTTTGCAAGGTGCATCGAAAAGCCTCTCTGAACACACGATCGCAATGGCAGGAACTTGGACCCACGTTACTCACAAGTGGCAGCCAAACCTTGACAACCCTCGTGACGTCAGGAGAATCATGGAGCTGTTCGCTGCAAAGGGCCAGGTCTATGACGAGAAGCGAGCTCTGGAGCACAACAGTAAATTACTTCGTAGAGCTCAGGTGGTGGATGTCGAACCAATGATCACGGTTCAACCAAAGAAGTGTGCACAGATATGGAAAGAGGTGGTGGATCATAATCCAACACACCATTTCGTGTACGCACGTTTCTCTGAGGTTAAGAAGCAACAGCCTACCAAACCAGTTGCAACCTCAGTTAATAAACTAGTGAGAAAGACTCTAGAAATACGAGAGAATTTTCCAGTGAATGTTGAGTTTATTGGAAAGAAACGCAAGAACACTACGAGAGTCTCACTGAGGAAAGTTTTTAACAAAACTTTCTTACACTGTGGCACGCGACATGAGAACAACCAATTCAAGCGAGTTGACACAAACATCACTCGAGATTGGATTCCAGTGCTATCAAGCGTAGCAAAATGTTATGCGACACTGTCGTCTAACATGATGCACAACATACACAAAGGGCACAGTGGTCTAACGTTCATTCAAAATGGTGAACTTTTCATAGTCCGAGGAAGACTTAGAGGTGAACTATGCAATAGCTTGGACTGTACAAAGGAAGTTCAGGAGATAGAACACTACGCAGACCCACAGGCAGCTGATTTTTGGAAGGGATACACTAATGCATATGTTGAGAATAGAAATATTTCAACGACGCATACAGAGCATACGCCTACAATGAACTTAGAAAAGTGTGGCAAGCGTATGGCGTTATTGGAAGTTCTTTTCCATTCAACGTTCAAAATCACATGCAAGCATTGTAACACTGATGATCTTGAATTATCAGATGATGAATTCGGAGAAAAACTTTACAAGAACATTCAGCGCATCGAAGAGCAACAGAGTGAATATCTAGCCGAGGACCAAAAACTCAAACGGGTGTTATCATTCATCAAGGCTAGATGCACACCAAAGTTTGATCACTTACCTATGAATTGGCAAGTCGCAGACATCATTGGACATTATTCAGATAATCAAGCAAAACAAATTTTAGATGTCAATGAAGCACTGATTAAAGTGAACACACTCACACCTTCAGATGCATTAAAGGCAAGTGCAGCTCTTCTCGAGTTATCGAGATGGTATAAGAATAGGAAAGAATCAACAAAAGAGGACAACTTATCCACTTTCCGCAATAAGATATCTCCAAAGAGCACGATTAACTTAGCATTAATGTGCGACAATCAACTCGATTCAAATGGTAACTTTGTTTGGGGAAAGAGGGAATATCATGCAAAAAGATTCTTCTCAAACTACTTTGAAGCTGTGGATCCAGCTGATTCATATGAAAAACACGTAACACGCTTTAATCCAAACGGACAAAGAAAATTATCTATCGGAAAATTGGTTATTCCTTTGGACTTCCAACGTATCCGTGATTCATTTGCTGGCATACCTGTAACAAAACAACCGCTTTCAAATGCTTGTCTGAGCAGAATAGACAAAACCTACGTCTACCCTTGTTGCTGTGTAACTACAGAGTTTGGACAACCTGCATACTCAGAAATAATACCTCCGACAAAGGGGCATTTAACCATTGGTAATTCTGTGGATCCGAAGATTGTCGATCTGCCAAACACAGACCCTCCAACGATGTATATTTCGAAGGACGGATATTGCTATATAAACATTTTCTTGGCAGCCATGATAAATGTTAATGAGGATTCAGCTAAGGATTACACAAAATTCATCAGAGATGAACTCATAGAGAGACTTGGTAAATGGCCCAAACTTAAAAATGTAGCTACTGCATGTTATGCACTTTCTGTAATGTTCCCAGAGATCAAGAACGCTGAGTTACCTCAAATCTTGGTTGATCATGAAAATAAGACAATGCACGTTGTGGATTCATATGGATCACTAAGCGTTGGCTATCACATCTTGAAAGCGAATACCGTGGGACAACTCATCAAAATGCAGTACGAGTCGATGGAAAGCGAGATGAGAGAATATGCAGTTGGTGGTACAATAACACACAAATCATTTTCCACCTTAATTAGCCATCTAATCAAGAATATGTTTAAGCCACGTGAAATGCGGAAAATAATTGAAGAAGAACCTTTCTTAATTATGCTATCTGTTGTATCTCCTACTGTTCTTATATCTCTATATAATAATTGTCACATTGAGAATGCAATGGCGTATTGGATAACGAAGAATCAAGGAGTAGCAGCAATGTTCGCACAATTGGAAGCCCTTGCAAAAGAAACATCAAAGGCAGAGCTTTTAATCCAGCAGATGACAATATTAGAGAAAGCTTCTAATCAGCTAAAATTGGCCGTGATGGGTCTAAATCATGTTGACCCAGCTAAGCGATTGCTTTGGTCACATTTAGAAGTCATGTCGTCGAGGGCAGCCACAAATAAAGATCTTCTAGACCAAGGCTACGCTCTATATAGCGATAGGTTGTATGCCATCATCGAAAAAACCTATGTAGATCAGTTGAATCAAGCGTGGACAGAATTATCATTGTTTGGAAAATTCTCCGAAACATGGCGTGTGTACAAGGACAAGAAATACTACAAGCCATCTTTAATCCTGCAAAGAAGCGTAGATTTAGGCGCTGTCTACAATATATCAGTTACGCATCAAATATCAAGTTTAGTGCAGAAAAGTCGCAGTCGAGTCAGCTCTACTTTAACCAAACTCCACCAAGGTTCATGTGATAAACTATATAGTTTGCGTACTAAAGCTATAAATACAATTTATTGGTTTGTTCCTGATATTTTCCGACTTATTCACATTTTCATAGTACTAAGTTTATTATCAACAGTAGCTAATACTATTATAGTAACAATGCAAGATTACAAGAAATTACAAAAACAAGTTCGTGAGGAAGAATATGAAAAGGAAATAAGCGAAGTACGCGCTATACACGCGAAGTTGCTTAAAATACATGATAACGAACTCACTTGCGAACAGTTCCTGCAGTACATTAACGAAAATCATCCAAGATTAATTGAAGCAGCTGTTGAACTATCAGGAGTGGGTGTGATACATGAGGGCAAGTCCAACCTTGAAATCAATCTAGAGCAAGCGATGGCTATTGGAACACTAATCACAATGATATTTGACCCTACAAAGAGCGATGCTGTATACAAAGTATTAAACAAAATGAGAACAATTTTGAGTACAGTTGAACAAGATGCACCTTTCCCACGCATTGATTTCACGAATATCTTTCGGTCGCAGGTAACCCACCAAAGTTTAGATTTGGACGACCCTCTCACTATCAATACTGATAAGAAGCTTACGGTGGATTTCGACACAACCCAAGATCTTCCAGCAGATACTTTTAGTAATGATGTGACATTTGATCAATGGTGGTCGAATCAACTCGAAAACAATAGAACTGTTCCGCACTACAGACTTGGTGGTGAGTTCATTGAATTCACACGAGAAAAAGCAGCATCTGTTAGCATCAGTATAGCACATTCGCAAATTGAGAAAGAATATTTACTCGGAGGAGCAGTCGGTTCGGGAAAATCAACAGGTTTACCATACCATTTGAGCCAGCGAGGAAAAGTTCTTTTATTAGAGCCGACACGACCACTCGCAGAAAACGTCTGTAGACAACTACAAGGGGCACCGTTCAATGTAAGTCCTACGCTACAGATGAGAGGTTTGAGCTCCTTTGGATCAACGCCCATTACAATAATGACATCAGGCTTTGCACTTCATATGTACGCAAACAATCCAGACAAATTGTCAAATTATGACTTTGTCATTTTCGATGAATGTCATATTATGGAAGCCCCAGCAATGGCCTTTTACTGTTTGCTAAAGGAGTACGCATTTGATGGGAAAATAATTAAGGTCTCAGCCACACCACCAGGAAGGGAATGTGAATTCTCTACGCAACACCCAGTCGATATTCACGTTTGCGAGAATTTAACTCAAAACCAATTCGTGCTTGAACTTGGGACTGGATCAAAAGCTGATGCCACTAAATACGGTAACAACATTCTGGTTTACGTGGCTAGCTACAACGATGTTGATTCATTGGCAAGAGCATTAATTGAGCGACATTATTCAGTGATCAAAGTTGATGGCAGAACGATGAAGCAGAACACAAGTGGAATCCATCCAAACGGACATGATGGAAAGAAATGTTTCATAGTTGCCACCAATATTATCGAAAACGGAGTAACATTGGACGTCGACGTCGTTGTTGACTTTGGCCTTAAGGTTACGGCTGAATTGGACGTTGATAATAGAGCAGTAATGTATCGTAAAGTGAGCATATCTTATGGTGAGAGAATCCAACGACTTGGAAGAGTTGGAAGAACAAAACCAGGGACTGTCATTAGAATTGGAACAACCATGAAGGGACTTCAAGAGATACCAGCTATGATAGCAACTGAAGCAGCTTTCCTTTGTTTCGCATATGGCCTCAAGGTTATAACACATAACGTTTCAACTACACACCTATCGAAATGCACGGTTAAGCAAGCGAGAACTATGATGCCATTTGAGCTTTCACCATTCATTATGTCTGAATTAGTCAAATTTGATGGCTCAATGCATCCTCAAATACATGAGATTCTCAAGAAATACAAGCTTAGAGAATCCGTGATCATGTTGCGACCAAATGCAATTCCTCATACAAATGTTCACAACTGGTTAACAGTTAAAGACTACAACAAAATTGGCTGTGATCTTGAGCTAGACGATTATGTAAAGGTTCCATACTTCATAAGAGGCATTCCTGAGAAAGTGTATTCAGATATCTATAAGATTGTACTCGAATATGGTTCGACCAGTTGTTATGGAAGACTATCAAGTGCATGTGCAGGAAAAGTAGCTTACACATTACGCACGGACCCCTTTGCTTTACCACGAACAATCGCTATTGTGAATCAGCTCATAGCTGAGGAACACGCAAAACGTGATCATTATAACTCAATCACATCAAACCCATCATCTTCACATGCTTTTTCCCTTACAGGAATTTGCAATATGTTAGCCTCAAGGTACATGAAGGACCATTCAAGGGAAAACATTGAGAAATTGACACGTGTTAAAGACCAATTGATTGAGTTTAGGGGGACTGGAGGTGAGTTCAAAAATCCAGAAGATTTGCTTGAATTTGGTGGGCTAGTTACAGTCATTCACCAAGGCTTAGATTCCACCGCCCGGGGTCTACAGCTCAAAGGAAGGTGGAACGGAGACTTGATTCAGCGCGATTTGATGATATCAGCTGGCGTTTTCACAGGCGGTCTACTGATGCTTTGGTTCCTCTTCCGGAAATGGTCATCAACAGATGTCAAACATGAAGCTAAGACAAAACGCAGCAGGCAAAAACTCAAATTTAGGCAAGCGCGCGACAGCAAATATGCTTATGACGTTACTGGATCTAAGGATGCAATTGAAGAAAATTTTGGATCAGCTTATGTTAAGAAAGATAAGAAAAAGGGAACAAAAGTTGGATTGGGAGTTAAGCAACATAAGTTCTACATGCTGTATAATTTTGATCCACAAGATTACAATCTAATTCGATTTGTGGACCCACTTACAGGTGCAACTCTTGATGAGCAAATTCACGCAGATATCAATATGGTACGAGAACATTTCACAGCAATTCGAGAAGCTGCCATAAATAATGACCAACTTGAGTATCAACACATTTATTCAAATCCAGGAATTAAAGCATATTTTATACGAAATGGATCTCAAAATGCTCTCAAAGTCGACATGACTCCACACGAACCACTAAGGGTTGTTACTGGTAACAATATAGCGGGATTCCCTGAATACGAAGGCACGCTACGACAAACCGGAAGAGCACAAGTGATACCTTCAGAACAAGTACCAGCACCAAACGAGGTGGAAGTGGAGCACGAAGCAAAATCTATGTTAACGGGATTGGTGGATTACACACCTATAGCTAATCAGATTGGCATAATTGAAAATCATTCAGATGATGTTAGGCTTTGCATGTATGCTATAGGATATGGATCATACTTAATCACTCCTGCACACCTCTTCAAAGCAAGCAATGGAGAGTTAACATTTCGATCTTCGCGAGGGGTTTACAAGATGAGAAACTCAGTGGAAGTAAAGCTACACCACGTAAAGGGGCGCGATTTGGTTATAATTCAACTCCCCAAAGATTTTCCTCCATTCCCACAGAAACTCAAGTTTCAAGCACCTAATCGCGAAAACAAAGTGTGCTTGGTTGGCGTCAATTTCCAGCAGAATCATTCTTCATGTGTAGTTTCTGAGAGTAGCACTATTGCGCCAAAAGGAAATAATACATTTTGGAGTCATTGGATCTCAACAACAGGTGGCCAATGTGGTTTACCATTAGTTGATATGAAAACCAGAAGCATAGTTGGGGTACATAGCCTTGCATCCGTAAATGCGAACGTAAATTTCTTCGTAGCAATGCCGGAAGACTTCAACACATACCTTAGTGAACTTGTCTCGAAGAATGAATGGGAAAAAGGATGGCAATATAATCCAAATTTAATATCCTGGAGTGGACTAAATCTCGTATCCTCTGCACCTAAAGGCGCTTTTAAAACAGCAAAACTTGTTGAGGATTTATCATTTGATGTTACAGAACAAGGGATCCAACATGAAACATGGCTAACGAAGCACATACAGCAAAATTTGCAAGTTGTAGCCAAATGTCCTGGACAATTGGTTACAAAACATGTTGTTAAAGGTCCGTGCCCGCACTTTGCACTATACTTATCCACGCACGAGGAAGCTGAGAAGTTCTTTAGACCGCTTATGGGCAAATATGATAAGAGTAGACTCAATAAAGCAGCTTTCGTTAAAGATCTTACAAAATATGCAAAACCAACTTATATTGGCGAAGTAAACACTGCACTATTTGAAAGAGCTGTTGAGCATGTCATACAACTCCTACGCAATGTTGGGATTCCAACATGTGAGTACATCACAGATGAAGATGAAATTTTCAAATCTTTAAACATGAATGCTGCGGTTGGAGCATTATACACAGGAAAGAAGAGAGAATATTTTTCTGAATACACACAAGAGGATAGAGCAGAGATAATAAAGCAATCGTGCGAAAGAGTTTACGAAGGCAAGCTTGGAATTTGGAATGGGTCTCTCAAGGCTGAAATAAGACCTATAGAGAAAACGGAAGCAAATAAGACAAGGACATTCACAGCCGCACCATTGGAAACATTGCTAGCGGGTAAGGTGTGTGTCGATGATTTCAATAATCAATTTTATGCACACCACTTAAATGGACCGTGGACAGTTGGAATAACTAAATTCTACGGTGGTTGGAATAGATTACTTGAGAAGCTACCAGATGGCTGGATCTACTGTGATGCAGATGGTTCGCAACTCGACAGTTCGCTCACTCCTTATCTGATAAATGCAGTGCTCAACATTCGATTACAATTTATGGAGCCGTGGAACATTGGTGAACAAATGCTTAAAAATTTATACACGGAAATTGTTTTTACACCAATTGCAACACCTGATGGGTCAGTCATCAAAAAGTTTAAAGGCAACAATAGTGGACAGCCATCAACAGTTGTTGGCAACACACTAATGGTGATCATAGCCTTTAACTATACGTTGTTATCGTGTGGAGTTGACTTGGAGAAGGCTGATGATGTGTGTCGAATGTATGCGAATGGAGACGATTTATTACTTGCAGTGAACCCAACACATGTTGACATTCTAAACGAATTTGGAAAACACTTCGCAGCGTTAGGGTTAAATTTCGATTTTGAATCACGAACGAGAGATAAATCAGAACTTTGGTTCATGTCAACGCGAGGTATCAAGTACGAAGAAATGTATATCCCAAAATTGGAAAAAGAACGAATTGTAGCTATTCTTGAATGGGATCGATCATTAATCCCTCAATACCGTCTTGAAGCTGTCTGTGCAGCAATGGTTGAGGCATGGGGATATAAAGATTTGCTCCATGAGATACGTAAGTTCTATGCGTGGCTGCTCGAAATGCAACCTTTTGCTAACTTAGCAAAGGAAGGCTCAGCACCGTACATAGCCGAGACAGCCCTGAGAAACTTGTATACTGGTGCTAAGGTTTCAGAAGATGAATTGAATGTCTATGCACGACAATTCTTCGATGATCTTTCAGATTATTTGGCCGATGAAGTTATAGATGTCAAACATCAAGCTGGTGAGAATGTCGATGCTGGGCAGAAGACTGAAGCACAGAAGGAAGCAGAGAGGAAGGCAGCTGAAGAGAATAAAGCAAAGGAAGCTGAGGCTAAACAAAAGGAAACCAAGGAGAAAACGACTGAGAAAGCTGGTGATGGCGAGTCCACGGGAAAAGACAAAGACGTGGACGCCGGAACTTCAGGCTCAGTATCGGTACCTAAGCTAAAAGCTATGTCCAAAAAGATGCGTTTGCCACAAGCGAAGGGAAAGAATATTCTCCATCTTGACTTCCTATTGAAATACAAGCCACAACAACAAGACTTATCGAACACCCGAGCAACCAGGGCTGAATTCGATAGATGGTATGAAGCAGTGCAGAAAGAATACGAACTTGATGATACACAAATGACGGTTGTCATGAGTGGATTAATGGTTTGGTGCATTGAGAATGGTTGCTCACCAAACATCAATGGAGTCTGGACAATGATGGATGGAGACGAACAGAGAACATTTCCTTTAAAACAGGTTATTGGAAATGCATCTCCAACTTTCAGACAAATTATGCATCATTTTAGTGATGCAGCTGAAGCATACATTGAGTATAGAAATTCAACAGAAAGATATATGGCGAGATATGGACTTCAGCGAAACTTAACCGACTTTAGCCTTGCACGCTATGCATTTGATTTTTACGAGATATCATCTCGAACTCCAGCACGTGCAAAGGAAGCCCACATGCAGATGAAGGCCGCAGCAGTCCGTGGTTCAAACACACGGATGTTTGGTCTTGATGGGAATGTCGGAGAAACCCAAGAAAATACAGAACGCCACACAGCTGGCGACGTTAGTCGCAACATCCACTCCCTTTTGGGAGTTCAGCAGGGGCATTGATACGGGGTTCAACTTTTACGCAGTAATTTAGTAATATATAAGTAAGCTATTGTGGTGAGGTTGTACCTCGTTAGTTTTATATATATATTATGCTACGTACCTACTATGTCTGCAAGTGAGTGAGGTTGCACCTCGACACTTATAGTGGGCACTATTACTAGCTTCGAATCACGAGACGGACGGTCCATTGAGTGGTTCTACCACGAGGATGCAGCGAGTTTCGTGGTGAGAGACAAAAAAAAAAAAAAAA